GGCACTAGATGGCCTGTACCCATTTTATCTCTTTGAGTATAACCTACAATCGCTCTTTCTGTAGGTACAGCAGTATTGCTATCGCCACCCAAAGTTTCGTCTGTACTAAATTCATTAATTGTTGCACCCAACTCAGCACCAATAGAACCAAGTTGTAATTCTGATAAACCTGAAAGGTCAAATGCGTCTGCGTTTAGAGTTGCAATACCAGTTGCCTGTTCAATTCTAAATAAATCTCCAACTCTAAAGTCACCTTTTTGGTCAGTAGATGAGAAGTAAACACGACCACCACCTGTTTCTGTAACCTCGTCTGATTGGTCAGCAGGTTGACTTGGACCACCTGGATAGTTTGTAGTTGTAAAGTCACCAGTACCAATATCTAAGAAGTCATGTCCTGTTAATCGAACATTTGAAAAATTTATTGTAACATCTGCTGAAGTATTATCAGGAATTGCATTACCTATTGTAACACTTTCTGTCAATCTTACTGTAGCTTGTTGGTTACCTGTATTAGTTTCAGCTAAAGCACTTACTCTATAATATTTTGATGTATTATTTGAAAAAACAATATTAGAACCAATTCCTATAGCAGTAGCTGACGATAATGTTCCATCAGAACTATCTACTGTAATAAGTGGACCAATTTGACCTATTTGTGCAGCTGTGCTATCACCTGTTGAACTATCTAAAGTTAATTGAAATGTAGAACTATCTTCTTTTGTAACAGTACAAACTTCACCTTGTGTAAAATTACCTGTTCTATTTTCAATGTGTAAATAATCTAATGATAAATTAATTCTATGTATAGTAGCAGTAGCGCCGGATGTATCACCTGTAATAGTTGCCGTCCCTACACCTTGTGCTTGAATTGAATTCTCTACATCACTTTCTGTAGCTGAACCAACAAAGGCTGTTGCGTCATATTTTAATATTTCTCCACGAGATGTTACTGCAACCGGCGTTTCTGTTGCTAATGTGCCGTCTGCTTCAGCACCTTTTTCACCGTAAGCAGATGAACAATTTAAACCTCTAATAAATCCACCTGATTCTGCATAAAAAGATTTATCACAATAGTATGTGAAGATAGAAACCATCTCACCACGGCCGCCACCTAGCGCATGAACACCACGACCATCAGAGTTAATTTGTGTAAAATCGTTTGCAAGAATTGATTTATTTCCTGCACTATGTAAAAGTCCGTCAATTTGTATACCAGTCGCACCTGCATTAACAGACGAACAGTTTTGAACATAAGGTGAAGCAGTTGAAATTGAACCACTAGGGTCTAAAGAAACAACGGCAGCCTTACTTGTACCGCCAGCTGTTGGTGTACCAGTCAAACCTTTCATTGTCATTTGAACAAGGTTTGTTTGATTGTTCATTAAGAACATATTAGAAGCGTCATTATTTTCTAAAGAGGCAACTGTTAAAATAACTGAACCTGTACCACCACAACCTATAGAAGCAACAGTAAATGTTATTTGGTCACTAACTGCGTGTCCATAACCACCGTGATAAACTGTTGCTGAAGAAAATGCTCCCCCAGAAATTGTAAAGTTTACCACAAATCCTGCACCACTTCCAGATGTTGATGATTGATGTATATAATTATAGGTACCGTTTGAGGCGCCAGAGATAGAGGAACTAGATGTAACAGTTTTAATTTGTGAACCAGTTGATGAATCGGGTCTAACCTCTGTGCCTCTTAAACTTTCACCTTGTACTGTAACACCAGCAGGAATTCTTAAAGGTAAAGTTTCTCTATAAACACCGTTTTTAACATAAACAACATCACCAACTGAAGCAGAAACAACTGTGATTGTAATGTCGGTAGAACTTCCCATTGAACTACCTGGGAATGTAATTACATCACCAGCTGCGTGACCTGAACCACCATTTGTTATTGTAACTGTAGGTGTTGATGAACCATCTAATACTGTTCTAATTTGAGCACCCGTTCCAGAACCTGTTGTAGATGATTGACTAACATCATAAGTTCCTGGAGTACCTCCTGTACCACCTGTAATTGTATTAAAGTCAACAACATCACCTGAAGTCGCTTGTGATAATGCGTAGTTAATTGTTTTAAAAGGTAAATATTGAGAACCTGAATTACTGTCTGAACCTGAGTTTGCAACATAGTAAACATTTTTACCTTCAGCGTTTGACCAAATAGGGTCGGATCCATCTGTTGTTAAAACTGACCCAACGGTTCCTATAGCTAATCTTGTAGCTGCCGAACCATTATTAAATATCATATCACCACGAGTATTGGTAACGGCGCCTGTATCACCTTGTGCAATTAATTGCCAAACGGTAGCGTCTGTACCTGGTGTAACATTTGATTGCCTATCTTTTAACATTACATAACTTGATGAAGAATATCTTACAACATCACCAATATTGTAAGATGTTGCTGAATTAAAAGCAGCTGATTGATAATCAAAACCTTTTATAACTAATTCCCAATATGATGAATTAGTAGAACCATCCGTATTTGCTGGATATTGAGAAGAGTGATTAGCAGTTGCAACATAAGTGTAACCACCATATCTAACAACATCACCTGTTTTATAAGTTGTGCCATGAGAATAATCACCTGTGTTATTATAACCTGTGGTTACTACATCCCAATATGAATTATCTGTTGGTGTATTACCTGAACTTGGTGTTGAGTTTATATAAACATAAGTGTAACCACCATAAGTAACAACATCTCCATCTTGATACTCTGTGCTTGCACTATAACTATCTTCAAATTGTAGGCCTTCAGTAAATACTTGCCAGTTTGAACCTATTGCAAAAGTTGAAGCTGAAGTGTGTTGTAAAATACAACGATATTGAAATGCACCAAATTTAACTAAATCGTTTAATTTGTAGAATGTTGAGGCAGCCCAATCACCTTTAAAAAATAAACTTTCTGAATGTAACTCGTATTTACTAGCTGATAAATCTGTATAGAAATTAGCAACTGAAGATTGAGAAGTGTGATTAGCAGTAACAACATATGTATTACCACCATACTTTACAATATCATCAATTAAATAGGCAGTTGATACAGCCCAATCGCCACGCCATTTAAATTTTAATCTTCCTAGTACGAAATCTGCCATGTTTTTACCTTATTAATTCCATATATTTATACTACACCGACCATGATGTTGAATTAACAATTGCAGCTCCATCATAAGCTGCAAACTCACTATCTAATACATCATCTGGAAAGTTTGTTTCATCAATCGGCATTTTTCTGTTTGTTACCCTTACTAATTTACCATCACTATTTAATTTGTAATGATTTCTACCATCTTCAAACTTATATTGTTGATAAGTGTCAGTAGTTTCATTTTTATATTCTTTATCAATAACTCTTACAAAAATCTCAGCATTGTTATGAGGAGCTCTTGTAAAAGTCAATGTTGTTCCTGATACAGTATAATCTGTAGTTGCCGTCTGTCTATTTCTATCAACAAATACAGCAATTTGGTCTGCCTCTCTGCCTGTATCAGACAAAGTAAAAGTTGTATCGGAACCGTCACCTGCGAACGTTTGGTCTTTTCCAGAGATATATTGTTCTACAACTGCGACAAAATCAGCGTCACTCGTTAATTCATTGGAACCACCATCATTACTAAATGTGCCCACATTTGCGTCTCTTAATGTATAGTATAATTTACCGTCTGTTGTTCGCCTTAATCCGTGAAATGATTTACTAAATGCATTTGCACCTTTACCTGAAGTATTAACAATATGATTTGTACCTGTAGCCATCTATTAAGTTACCTCTAATATACTCGCAAACGCCTCAACATCAACAGATGAACTATCTGGATTAGGGTCTGCATAAACTCTTAATATGTCGCTTGGTTCTAAATTTATAGGTTTATCTAAAATTAATGTATTATTTACATCTACATCTAAACTTCTACCTACATGATAAAAAGTTGAACCGCCGTCTGTTGTTACTTTAACATTTATTTTAGCAACATTTGTTGAACTTTTATTTGAAATATATAATGCGTGAATAACTGCGTAAGTACCACCAGGTGCTGTGTACATGTTGCCTGTTGAATCATCTAAAACTCCAACATCTAAACCTTGATTTTTAAATGTACTTGCCACTATTATCCTCCAAATACTATACTATAAGCAAGAGCGTCACCGTCAAGAGCTACCGTACCAGTAGCATTTGGTAATGTAATTGTTCTATCAGCAGTTGGCTCAGTAACCGTTAAAGTTGTTTCGTAAGCGTTTGCTAAATTACCTTCAAATATCAAATTAGCACCTTGGTCTAAAAGAATTGATGTTGTTGTTGAAGCGCCAGCAGTTGTTACAGAGTTTAATGTAACTGCACCTGCACCACCTATTTCTTTAACAACTCCACCTGATGTTTTAGTATAAAACTTACCATCAGTAACATTCATTGCTAATTCACCAGCTTCTAACGAACCTGATGATGGTACAGCTAACGCTGTTTCTGTTCTTTTTGGTTTAATTACGGTTGCCATTATCTATTTCTATTTCTTGCTTTAAACTTAATTTTGTTAATTAATTTTTGTTTTGTCAATCGTCTATCTAATTCAATACCTAGTTTACGACCAATTGACTCTAATTCTTTTTTTGTTTTGTATTGTAAATCATTTATCATCACATCCTTTTTC